CGGTTCTACGGCGTTGACAGTCTCGGCGCGGGGCCGACGAACGTCACGCTCTACACGCCCGACGGCACCGTTTGGGTCGCCAAGGGCAAGGATGGCCGCTGGTACGAGGTAGACCGCGACATGCACGGCCTCGGCGTCGTGCCGATCCTGATGCACCTCAATGAGCGCGAGTCGGGCGCCTTCGAGGGCGAGTCTGAACTGGTCGACATCATCGGGCTCACTGATTCCGTAGCCCGGTCGCTGACCAACCTACAGTTCGCCCAAGAGGCTCACGGCATCCCGCGCAAGTACATGACGGGTGTTGCTCAGGGTGACTTCGTTGGTGCTGACGGTAAGCCGATCCCGCAGTTTGAGGCGTACTTCGACGCGATCCACATGGTCACTGACCCACAGGGCAAGGTTGGGCAGTTGGCTGCCGCCGACCTCAAGAACTTCGAGACGTCCATGAACGTCTACGGTCGTCAGGCCGCAGTGTCCTACGGCTTCCCAGCACGCTACTTCGGCATCACAACTTCCAACCCTCCCGCCGAGGGCGCCATTCGGGCCGACGAGAACGACCTGGTCAACTATGTCGGCGACAAGAATGACGCCGAGGGCATGGTGCTCGGTTGGGCCGGTGCGCTCGCCTACCGCTTCGCTACGGGTCGCGAGATCGAGGGCAACCGCGTCCGCGTGGACTACTTCGACCCCGGCACTCCGACGTTCTCACAGCGTGCCGACGCGCTCACGAAGATGCGGTCGGTTGGCGGCATCTCCCGTGAGGGCATGTGGGACGAACTCGGCTGGTCCGAGGCCCGCAAGGCCAAGGAGCGGCAGTACCTCGAGGCTGAGGCGCTTGACCCGCTCATGCAGCAGATCTTGAAGGACGCTGCCGGTGGCAACGCCCAGCCTGTCGCAGGCGCGTAGCCACTACAACCGCCAGCGCCGCATCTCGGCGGCAGCCCTGGTGGCGGTTCGCCGCCTGTTCCAGCGGCGCGCGCCACTGCTTGAGATCGCGTCGACCGTTTCCGCGTACCAGTTGGCTTCCGCGAGCGCCTCCGCGCAGTCAGTGGCTGCGTTTGCGGGTGACATAGCGCCCCTGACGGCCCCTGCGGCGTTCGCCGGGGTGTCGTCAGCGGGATTCCCCATCACTGAGCCGATCATCGCCACAATCGACCGCTTCATTCCGGCGCCAGTGGAGCCGCTGCCCGATGCGTGGTGGGCCGATGCGGTCGAGTTCATGGGTGCCGTCGAGCAACTGATCGTCTCCGAGGTTCAGGACGCAGGCCGCGCGGCCTCCCAGGTGGAGATGACCGCTCGACCCGACTGGACGAACTACGTCCGGATGCTGAATCCGCCGTCATGTGCGCGCTGCGCGATCTTGGCGGGCCGCATCTACCGGGACCTTGACGCGTTCCAGCGGCACCCGCTGTGTGACTGCGTGATGGTGCCCGTCACGTCCTGGCAGGACGCCCACGACGAGGGCCTGATCGTCTCGCCCGCGACGCTGCTCGAGCGTGGGCAACTCCGCGGGCTGTCAAAGGCCGACGAGCGTGCGGTTCGCGACGGCGCTGACCTCGGCGAGGTTGTGAACGCGACAGGCGGCACTTCGGCCCCAGGTATCACCAAGGGCTACCGGACGGACCTGTTCGGGCACCGGGTGAAAGCAACGCACTACGGCACCACGAAGCGTTCCGCGTGGCGCAAGGCGAATCCGTCCCGACTGGTGCGACTCCGCCCCGAGACGATCTACGACATTGCCAGGGACCACTCGGACGCCATCCGCTTGCTGCGGCTCTACGGCTACCTCAAGTAGCCCCACATCTTCCCGACGACGCGAGGTCGTCGGGCAACTCCCCCGCGATGGAGGAAACCCGCATGTCCGAAACCACCACCGAGCCGACCGGCGAGCCGAACGCGGAGCAGACGCAGGGCGACCCTGCCGACAAGCCGCTGGGCGAGAACGGCGAGAAGGCACTCAAGGCAGAACGAGAGCGCGCCAAGGAGCTCGAGAAGCAGCTCAACGCTGCCGCGAGCAAGCTGGCCGAGATCGAGCGCGCCAACGAGACCGCCCTCGAGAAGGCGCAGCGCGAGGCGCAGGAAGCCACCGAGGCCGCCACCAAGGCGACCACCGAGGCCCTCCGCTTCCGCATCGCCGCCGAGACCGGGATCACCGACAACGTCGACCTGATCCTGACCGCGAGCGACGAAGAGACGATGCGCCGCCAGGCCGAGCTCTGGGGATCTCGGACGCAGCAGACAACCACCGCGGGACCGCGGCCTGATCTCACTCAGGGCGGTTCCGGGCAGCCTCACGCCCTCAACTCCGACGGGCTCGAGGAAGCACTCAGAACCAAGCTCGGCATCGCCTGATGCCCTGACCCGTCCTAGGAGGACGCAATGGCGATCACCGCCGCAACCAAGCTCTCCGACTTCTCTGGGTTCCTGAACCGCGAGCAGTCCGAGGCCATCTTCAACACGGCCTACCAGTCGTCTGTCGTGCAGCAGCTCACCCGCCGCGTGCCGCTCGGCATCTCCGGCAAGTCCATCCCCGTCGTCACCGGCAAGGTCACCGCCGGCTGGGTTGCGGAAGGCGCGCAGAAGCCCGCCTCGAGCGGCAGCATGGCCCTCAAGACGATGGACCCGAAGAAGCTCGCCGCGATCGCGGTGGTCTCCGCTGAGGTCGTGCGTGCCAACCCGGGTGGCTACATGGACGTCCTGCGTCCGCAGATCGCAGAGGCGTTCGCCCTCGCGTTCGACGCCGCGGCCCTGCACGGCACCTCGAGCCCGTTCTCGACCAACATCGACACGGGTTCCTCGTCGCAGGAGTTCACCGGCACGGCCCCCGCGTTCACCGCCGTCTACGACGACCTGAACGCCGGTCTCCGCACGCTGGTCAACGCCGGCAAGAAGCCCAACGGCTGGGCGTTCGACTCCCGCATGGAGCCGGAGTTCAACGCCGCGAAGGACTCGCAGGGTCGTCCGATCTTCCTCGACGCGACCTACACCGACGAGGCCGGCCTGATCCAGCGCGGCAAGCTGCTGGGCCGCAAGGCGTTCCTGGGTGACGGCGTCTACGCCGCCACGCCGAAGATCTACGGCTACCTCGGCGACTGGTCGCAGGCCGCCTGGGGCGCCGTGGGCGAGATCTCCTACAGCGTCTCCACCGAGGCCACCGTGACCATCAACGGCACGCTGACCTCCCTGTGGGAGAACAACCTCGTCGCCATCCTCGCGGAGGCCGAGTACGGCTGGCTCGTCAACGACGCTGCCAGCTTCGTGAAGTACACCAACGCCGCCTGATCGGAGGTCTGATATGCCCATCAAGAAGGCGACAACGACCGAAGACCTGACCGCCTCAGCCGAGGCGACCGACCCCACTCCCCAGGAGTTGGTCGATCGCGTCGAGGAGCACACCGCACCCGAGGTGGTCGCGAGAGTCGACGACGTCCAGTACGTCAAGGTCAAGAGCCCGACCGGCGACGTGACGACCGTGCCCGAGGGCATCCTCGACGCGCTGCTCGAGTCCGGCTACAGCAAGTCCAAGTGAGGAGGTGGGGCGGTCGTGGCTATCGCAACCTACGCTGACGTAGCGGTCGAGCTCGGCCGCCCCATCGCCGATCCCAACGAGCAGGCCCAGGTCACTTGGTGGCTGAATGGGGCCGAGCTCCAGATCAAGGCAAGGCTCGGGGATGTCACGCTCCTCGACCAGGAGATCCTCAAGTACGTCGAGGTCATGGCGGTCGCCGCCAAGGCGCTGAACCCGACCGGCGCCCAGTATGAGGCGATCGACGACTACCGCTACGGCCTTCCCGCAGAGTCGCGGCGCGTCACCATCCTCGACGAGTGGTGGTCGATGTTGGACCCGGATGTGGGGGCCGCCGTCTTCTCGGTGCGCGCTACCTTCACGCCAGACACTCCCGACGACCCGACGCTGAACTGGGCATGAGCGCCGCATCTGTCGCGGCGCACGGTCGCCGAGCCGCCGAGGCCCTCATGCTCGACACGTTCACCGCATATGGCGCCCCCGAGTGGGCGACGGTGGACGGCTTGGAGCAGGAGACTCGTGTCGCGCAGTACGACACTCGCGGCAAGGTGTCTGGTCCGTCGATGCAGTCGCGTGACACGAATACGCGGCTGGTGTCGGTGGGTGGTGTGGAGCGTCCGGTGGTTGAGGGCGGCCTGCACATCCCGCTCGCTGCCGCCCTTCCCGCCGTTGGGTGGGAACTGGAGTGCATCGCAGTCGGCCCCGCGTCTGACCCGTCGCTGCTGGGTCGTCGTTGGCGCGTTGTTGACGTGCCCGCGAAGTCCTACGCCACCGCAAGGCGGCTTGATGTGGTCGAGGTGACATCTTGAGGATCAAGGTTGAGCACCACATCGGCGACCTCTATGACGACATGGTCCGCATCGTCACGACCGCACCCCTCGACCTCGAGGACGTTGTGCGGTCGAACGCCTACCAGGGCAACCGGATCGCCCGCGACTTCGCCAAGCAGTCGGCGGGCAAGCACGGCAAGCTCTACCCGAACGCGTTCAGCACCGAACGGAATGGCTTGCATTCGTGGGAATACGGCCCAGATGCCGCGAAGCCCCAGGGTGCGATGTCTTTTGAACGGGGCTCGCGGAACCAGCCTTATCACGGAGATTTGGCGAAGTCGGCAGACCTGATTGGCCCCAAGTTTGCTCACGACGTTGGGGAAGTCATCGACGGGCTGTTCTGGTAGTTCAGGTAGAATGAGTGAGGCCGAACGGCGGTAACCGTCCGGCCTCTGCACACCACCTGAGTCAGCAGGAGATGCACATGCCCAACCCTAGCCCCTGTTCCGTAGACGGATGCGACCGACCTTCCCAGGTGAAGGGCTGGTGTCGCGGACACCATCAACGAGTGATGCGTAACGGCACGCCCGGCCCGGCTGCGTTCCGCAGGGCGCCCAACTCCGCTCCCGGGCCGTGCGCGTTCGACGGCTGCGACCTCCCGTCGCACTCCCGCGGCTGGTGCGCGGCCCACTATCAACGCTGGTACGACGGACGCCCGATGGATGGCCCGATCGCGCACTACGTCAAGGCCACTCCTCCGCCGTGCAAGATTGACGGCTGTGACGACGTGAGCGACTCGCGCGGCTGGTGTCGACGTCACTACCTACGCTGGTGGCGCCTCGGCGACCCCGGCCCCGCCGAACTTCGCCGGATCGGCCTCATTGAGACCTGTACCGCGGATGGGTGCGACAAGCAGCACCGCACGAAGGGGTACTGCGACACGCACTACCGGCGATGGAAGCGCGGCGTGCCCGTCGAATCAAAGACGTTCAAGGCTCTCCCGAAGCCCAGCGATCCGAACAGTTACGCAGCCGTCCACGCTCGCTTGCGGGCGACGTGGGGACCCGCTAGCGATTACGCCTGTTCGACGTGCGGCGAGGACGCCCGCCACTGGGCCTACCAGCACAACGACCCGCACCCGCTTAGGGCGCCGAACGGCATGCCGTACTCCACCGACATCTTCGGTTGCTACGAGGCGATGTGCGGGCCTTGTCACGGGAAGTTCGACCGCGACCTCGATATGCGCGAGGCCATCTTCAACTGACTCCAGAGGGGAGGCGTTGTGACCTTCCCAACCGAGGAGCAGCACGCGACCGCCGTGATGGCCGCCTTGACTGCCGCGAACGCCGTCCCGCTGTCGCTGAGTGAGATCACGCGCCGAATCGCCGACCCCGCTAGGTATGGCGCGCTGCCGAAGTTCTACACCGAGGTCACGGTCACGCGCCGGTTCAACGGCGATGGGGCGCGATCTGGTGGCGGTAGCGGCGTGCGCCTGGTCCGCATCACGACGCGCGCGGTTGCGGAGACTGAGGCCAACGCGCGGGAGATGCGCCGCCGCACTAGTGACGGCCTCGAGGGTTCGTCGCTGAGTGTCGTCGGCTTCGACAGCACGCCTGTCGAGTTTGAGACCGAGGACCCGATCGCCCCGGATGACGGCTGGTTCTCCGGCCTGACGACCTGGACCTACGCGGTCTAACGCCAATCCCACCTGCACACCCACCACCCGCAAGGGAGTTTCCGCCATGCCCGAATACAGCCGCGTCAAGGACAAGAGCACCGGCCACAAGTTCACGGTCATCGCCTCTGCGGTGGACGAGGACGCCATGCAGGTGCTCAAGCAGGACGCCGTCGACGTTGTCGGCGAGCCCCTGCCGCCTGAGTACGCCCACGAGTCCCTGTCGAGCCCCACCACCAGCGGCCAGACGGCCACCACCAAGAAGGAGAAGGCCGATGACTGAGCCCATTCGCCCCGCTGCAACAAAGTTGCACGGGAAGGAAAATTGGATCGTTTGCCTCGCGATCGCCGACATCACCACGCCCACCGCGACCGAGGTTGCTGCTGGCACCGCGCTCGACATCACGAACATCGCGTTCCAGTCGGGTTCGCCGAACCCGTCGCAGAACACGAACCGGGTCACGCAGGAGCGTCGCTTCGGTGACACGGTTGTGGCTGAGTTCATCGGTGACACGACCTACCAGGGCGGCGACCTGACCTACGCGTTCGGCGCGCAGTCTGCGTCTGGTTCTGACGGCAAGAAGCTGTGGGAGAAGATCCCGGCTGGCACGACGGGCTACCTGGTGCGTCGGATGGGTGTCGCGCGTGCGACTGCTCCGGCTGCGGGTCAGTTCGTGGATGTGTTCCCGGTGGAGTTTGGTCCGTCGATGCCGACGAAGCAGGGCGATGGTGAGTCGTCTGAGGCGGCTGCGGTGTGTTCGTTCGCGATCAACTCGGCGCCTGCGTTCAACAAGGCGCTGGCGTAACCCTCTGAGTCACCGGGGGCGGGAGGGGTTCGACAGCCCTCCCGTCCTCGGTTCCAATGCCGCGCGCTGGGCGCGGGCTGGTCTCCAAAACCGGCCTCGCCAGGTTCGATTCCTGGGCGGTGTGCGAATCCCTGTCGTCCTGTCGATCTGTCGGAAGGAATCGCTATGCCCATCCCCACCAGCATCACGCGCGAGCAGTTGAACGAGGCACTCAAGCCTCTGTGCGACCTGCTCGGCACTAACGTCCTGAACTTCTACAGCGACCCCGGCATGACGATTGCTGGCGGGACGGTCACGTTTACAGTTCCCGTCCGCCATGAGGACAACCCCGCCGGTCGAGCCGCGCCGCTCAAGGTCCACAGACTCTGCGGCGAGCACGTCACCACGCGGCACCCGCAGGGCGGCGACTCGGCACCCGTGATCGTCACTGGCTCCGGCGGCTGCGACTCCGCTGAATGGGGCTACGAGGTTGTGGTCGACGTGCTGCCCCTCGTGTCCGCAACCGATGACCAGCCCGGCAGCGCCTTCGCCGAGTTGATCGGCGCACAGTCGGACGAACTCCGCGAGGTCAACAAGCGGCTCGCAGCCATCGAAAAGCAGATCGGCCGCTCGGTCATGGGGAGGCGCAAGTGAGCACCACCACCATCAAGCCCCGGTCCGCCCAGGTCGTCATCTATCAGGGTGACGACCTCCAGCGGCTCGGCGAGCTCCGACGTGCAGCCGACATTGCCCAGCGCATGGTCGACGAGTTCAAGCAGTCCGGCACGGCACGCGGCGGCGACGCTCCATCTGCCGAGGACGAGAAGGCGGCCTACAACGCGTTCGTCGAAGAGGCTGCCGAGCGTGCCGTCGTCATCGAGGTTCACGCGCTCGGCCGGAAGCAGTTCCGCAGCCTCATGGCCGCCCACCCGCCGCGGAAGGTCGACGGCGACGAAGGCAAGCAGGTCATCCACGAGGACGACGCCGGCTACGACGTGAACATGGACGACTTCCCGGCCCCGTTCCTGGCGGCCAGCATCGCCGAGCCGACGTTCGCGACCCCCGCTGACTGTGAGCGGTTCCTTGACGACCTGGCCGACGGTGACTTCGACCGCGTGTTCTCGACTGCCTACTGGCTGAATCGAGCGCCGGGCGCGGACCCTCAGTCATCGAAGTTCTCGCTCGGTCCCCCGAGTTCGACCGCGATCTAGAGATCGCTGAATCCCTCGGGCTCGCGAGGGTTGAGGACTT